AAGTAATAATAAATATTTAGAGATTAAATGGAGGTCTATAATGGAAAAGTGCATCCCATTTATTATACATGAAGCTCCAATGACTGTTGGAGAAACAAAGATTGTTGAAAATATTAACAACAAACCTATTGCACAAGGTATCCTTCAAGATACAGATACTGTAAATCGTAATCGTCGCTCTTATGCTACTAATGATATGAAAGCTCAAATTGCATGTGAACGTACAAGAGAATTAATCAAAAGCGGTAATATGAAGGGTGAAGATGGTCACCCGATGGAATCCAGCGTTCAACGTCAATCTACAATTGATCCACGTCTAGTATGTGTTAAATACTTAGACATCTGGATGGAAGGTACTGATGTATTAGCTAAGTTTACTGGTACGAATACTGAATATGGTCGTAACTTTAATGAAGACTTATTAGATGGCGAACTTCCAAGCTTCAGTCTTCGTGCTCTTGGTAATCTTGAATCTATGGGTGGTAAATCCTATGTAAAGAACTTAAAAGTTATTACTTGGGACCGTGTAATTTATCCATCTCATAAACGTGCATATACTACTAAACTTCTTAATGAATCTGCTGGCGATCTAGCTAATACAAATGAAATTGTAGTTAATGAATCATATGCTGGTCGTATCATTCCTATCAATAACCCTGCAGTTATTAGTTATATCCAATCTGAATCGGCAAACGTAGATATGATTTCCGATGTAATGGAATTTGGTAAACGTAATATGCAAGTTCTTGAAAATGGTAATGTACAATTATTCGATGAATCTGGTGCTTCCTTGATTATGTCTCCTGAAAAATATATCAAAGACGAAATCATGGAATGGGCTAAGAAACAATATTAATCAAAAAAAATAAATAAAACCCAAGGAGTTAAACTCCTTGGGTGATTTTTATTTCTAAAGTATTTTTTAGATTTTCATCTTCTGTAGATTTCAATTCAATATTGAAGTTCTTATTGATAAATAAGAACTCACAAATATCATTCAATGCTTGAGAATTGATATATTGTCTATCTTTAGCCACCATAATTCTACGATTATTTCCTAGCTTATCTGTGAAGTCTAAGAAGACATCACCTTTAACGTATAGTTTAAAAGATGGACCAATAATAGATTCTAATTTAACCATAGCTACAAGCTCTGGATATTTTTGGAAATAGATTACATTTTTTAGAGCTTCATATCTTGGTTCATACATTTCTCTGAATACTGGTAATCCAACACTTTGAATGAATCCAATATTGTCTAAGATATATTCGCAAGATTTTTTAACACATTGCTCTTCAATACTTTGTCGATATTCAATATTATATTTGATGTGTTTTAAATCAATAAGTTGATCTACATGAGTTAACTCATGAATAATAATTTCCATAGCAAGATTTCTGATTGCATCAGTAGTATGATATGGGTGAGTTGTAACTGTGTCATAGAATGCATCTAAACTCACATAGATGTATCCATATGGAGAAGTCCGAGCTATATTACTCATCTTCTCTAAATATCCAGAAACAAAAATCAATTTTGTATATGGATCAATATGATTAACTTTACCATTGAAAGTGTCATATGTAAATTGCATTGTTTGTTGTCCCAATTCGATTATATCAAACTTATTCATTTATACAGGCCTCCTTCAACATTATAGTATATCATTAAAATGTGCTTTTTAAAAAGGAGCTATGACAATATATGTATAATAGAATGACAGATGTCGTAAATAAAATAGAAAGACGTTTAGGTACAGCTCCTTTGAACTTACCTGAACAATTACAGAAGAAAAACTGGGCAGACTCGGTTATTAAACCTGATACATTGACTACATTTAGTCGATTCTTTCCTCATATGGTTAAAGTCCAATTAACTAAAGAAGATATGAAAGATGGATACTATCTATTAGACCGTCACATTCCAGATAATTATGAAATCCTAGGCGTTAAGGATATTCTTTGGAGTGATATTGATAATGAACGTGCTGGTCTCCAACAATATTCTGGCTATGGCATCTATAATGTATTAGCTAGATCTATGAATGGTGATAGCATGATGCTAGCCCAAAGCTATGCAGATGTATCTTCATTATTTAATAGCGGCATTTACTTAGATTTCATTCCTCCTAATATGGTTAAACTCCAAATGGCTTTAGGTGGAAATACTAATAATCTAATGCAAAATGTAACTATTGGTGTATTCGTAAAGCATCCTGATAATCTTATGACTATCGAACCAACTAAAATGGAAACATTCGAACAGTTAGCTCAAGCTGATGTCGCTGTATTCTTATATGAACACTTAAAACACTATGATGGAATTGAAACAGTATTTGCCAATATCGATTTAAAATTATCTACATTAGAAGCTCAGGCTTCAAGAAGAACTGATATTGTAGAATTCTTAAGAGATAACTATGTTAACCCGGCAAATACAAATCAACCAATAATGTATACAGTATAAAAAAAATAAAAGACCCATAGGAGTTCAACTCCTATGGGAACTTTGTTTTCACTAAACTATTATCTGTTTAGTATACATTTCTTCAACTTATTTTCAAAGATCTGTACTTGATCTTCCGTAGAAAATGATGCATAAATCTTTCCATTACTATAGGCGATATATGATGGTCTAGCCTTCTTAACCTCTAATAATTGTAAATAAGCTAATTTTACTTTATCCATTATTTTATCCTACATTTGATAGTAACTAAAGTACTTATATCTGGAGAGAATTCAACTTCAATTGATGGCTCTGGGCCTTTTACTACATACTCATTTTCTAATAGACTGTTTTTTAATGTATGGATAAAATTACCAAATATAAATTGCATTTCATAGTGTCTAATAGGTTTACCCTCAAATTTACGTGGAGTATGCTTACCAGTAATAGTTAATTCTCTAGTTATTTCATCAAACTCACTATCAGTATAGAATCCGCCTTCCGGTAGATAAGAAAATAATTTAACAATATAATCATTTATCTTTTCTTTTACTAAAGAAACTTTCTCTTCCATAAAATCTCCTATCTAACCATACTTGTACGGTTGCTTCCAAGTAAAGGAGTAGACGCCATATATCTTGCAATAGCCCCAGCATGTAATACTGGATTGTAAGTCATTAGGAATCTACGTAATCCTCTAATACGAGATATTGGAATATCATAACAAGAATCTGCACTAAATCTAAATCTAATAGCCTCAGTTATATTACCAGTTGAATTATCAATTAAAACAAATGGAATCATATCTAATGTATTCTTCCATCTATCCATAACTTTTTGATATTTAACTTTAAGACTATCACATCTAATATCTATAATTTCGCCAGTATCATCTATAATTCTCTGGAATGGAGTATTAGGATTATCTGGATCACAGATAGCAATAGATCTTTCTATAGCCATAAATAGATCATCATAATTATCCCAATCTATATATAAGATATTCTCTCTATCTCCTTTAGGCGATAAGACTAAACGATATCTATATTTAAGATTAGTTGTTATATTAGATCCACCTATGATAAACTCATTATGAAAATTTTCCTTAATTTCTTCACCAATTTTTCGTTTTCGTGTTTCATTAAAAAGTACTTCGATTTTTAGAGTAAGTCTATAATCTAACTCGAAGACTTGCTCTACAGCTTTAGTATAAATATCGAAGCTAGCCACTTTACCACTCCTGAAATCTTAATTAGTCTTTAATATTACCAGTAATATCGATTTTAATTTCAGCACCATTTGGATAGTAGTTAGAATCGATTTCTACACCTGTTAATTCAAATCTATCGGCTACCTTTTTACAAGAGTCTTCAATATTCATCTTAACTGAATCGATTGCACGTTCGATAATATCTTTAGAATCACAATATTGCTCTAATTCTACAGGCGTATTATAATGATAAGTAACTGTTTTTTCTCCAGTTACATTTTCTAATTCCGCATGCATTAAGAAATGTTGAAGTACTTCATTTATTTCGTCCAAAATAATATCTTCAATTTTTCGTTCCATTTTAATTACCTCCTATTAAATACAAGTATCAAAATGTGAAATGAAACTTAAAAAAATAAATCCCATAGGAGTCAAGCTCCTATGGGAAATATAAACTATTTCATAGTACGTTCATGTAAATCCAGTTTGTTGATTTCTGGATAGATATCGACTTCATATCGACGTTTGTTTTCTTTATCCACATAATTTAAACGTACCATCAAATCTTTACCAGCTTCTTTACGGATCAATTCATAACGAAGCATCTTTTCAGGTTCTGCACCTGGGTTGAATTTGTTTACAAAGTTTTCAAATGCTAATGCATTCTTTTTATCGGATACAATCTTAGCATTTAAAGTTCGTACCGCTTTAAGAACTAATTCGGCATTAGATTCTTTAACTTTATTAAAAGAATCATAATCTACATAGTTATTCAAAACCCATTCTACATCTGGAATTTCCACTTTTACTTTACGTTCGCCATTTTCTGGTTCAGATTGTACAGTAAATTTTACTGGAGATTCAGGTGTTTCAATATTAGGTTGAGCTACTACCGAACTAAAGTTTACAGAGAATAGATCCCCTGTAGGATTTGGAGTTAAGAATGCAGGTTTTGGATCTTCAATTTTTTCTGCACCAATTTCTTCTTCTGGCGCAATATCAATCACATCACCAATATCTGCTCTTAAAAATTTGTTTTGGAAATCGTTCAAGAATTTTCCAGTTACATTTTCTAATCCGATTTCCCTTTCAATAATGTCTGCTGGACTTTTAAAGACTGTTGGTCTTTCAATGATACTTGCCATAATACGTATTCCTCCTTGTGAAATACTATGCAATAAAAATAATATAAAATGATTAATAGAGTGGAGGTATAATTCTATTTTTCTAGTCTAGTCTTTATTTAGTTTTTAAAAGAGGTAACCACTCTATTAATCACAATTATAATATATCATCATTCATCTTTTTGAAAGTCAGATTTATTGAACTTAGGATCATAGGAAATCATACCAAATCCTTGATCATATTGCCATTTGACATTTTCACGAACTTTATACAACTCATCAGCTTTATCTTGTAGAGTTTGGAATGGAATCTTTATTTCTCTACATTCTGTAGCATATTTGTTAAAGATTGGTTTCTTAGCATTATAAAATCTAGATATCTGTCTGAATCCATCATCTACGACTTCAATACAATCAGTATTATCATTACGAGTTCTACCAAGAACTTGTTTAGCTAAGATCTCAGATTTAAATGGTTCTGCTAAAACTATTGTAGCTTTAAGATCTCTAATATCTAGAGCTGCACCAGCTGATTTAGTTGTAGATAATATTAGCTTCTTAGAAAGCTGTTCATGCTTAATATCTTTAGGGGTAAGACTTGTATACACTCCAATATTATCTTTAAACTCAGGATAGTTTTCTTCTATCCAAGCTTTTACTATATCTATAGCTGAGTTGGTTGCAATATAAACTAATACTTTACCATCAATCTTAATGATCTTATCCATAACTATATACATCATATCATAGAATGAGTTATTACATACAATATGATTTACATAAGCATTTCTATTTAGACCATATGCTTGATTAGAGCACTCCCTCATATCTTGAGGAGTAGGTCTACTATTGAATCTTAATGCAGTATATCTAGTATGAGGATCTGAGTCTTCATCGAATAAATTTATCGCAGGAATATTCTTGAAATATAATTTATAGATAAAGTTTTCAGTTTCATCAGATCTACCAGGTGTAGCTGTTAGATATAGCGTCTTTCTAGTATTAGTAGAATAATCTACATAGCAAATATTATCAAAATTAAGATGAGCTTCATCATAAACTTTAAGCTGAACTTGAAGTTTTTTAAATAGCTCACCTATTGTATGCCAACCATTAGTATTACCAAAACTCTGTAGAGTAGAGTGGGTAACTAAGAATACCTTATATTTAGATACATCGGTGATCCCATTTAATACTTTATGGATAGCCACAGAACCATTTAAAACTAATACTTCACGATTTTCATCAATATTAGTGTATTCGCCCACACAGTTCTTCCATTGATCTAACCAACCAGTCGTAGATGCAATAACTATAGTTCTAGCTCTCCAATAAGTTAGAGCCGCTATGGTTACATATGTCTTACCTTTACCGGTAGGTAAATTTACTGAAAGTTGTGTAGCATTTTGATTAGAATAGTATTCGCCTTTACCTAATATAAACGCTAATGCTTCTTTTTGTACATCATCTCTAGGTAAATACTTAATAAGGATTTCAGAAATTTGAAAGAATGGATCGCTATTATATTCTCTCACAGGTTCAGATTCGACAAACTTCTTTATGAAGTAAACGTCTAATCCTCTAGGGAGAAATAGTCTCCTATTCACTTCATCATACATCATTCCTTTATATGATTTAGTATAAGTTATTCTATCGAATATAGTAAAGTATGATTCTA